CAGAAGCGACGGCAAGGAGGAATTCTGCCGAGAACTCAAGAGCAACGAACAAGTTAGAGAATGAGGTGATTGATTTATGCCAGGGCAACGATGGGTATTGTATCAACCCGCTGGTGCAGGCTATTTGACATTTCCAACTTTGAGTGATGAACTAAGGCGTGCGACATATCCGCTGTATGAGTTCCGTCAGTTTGTTCGCCCAGACCCTTCACCTGCAAGGAAGGGCGAAATCCACTACTTCAACCGCATCGGTCGTGTAACGACAATCGTCCAACCTATCGGTGAACAAGAACAGTTCAGACCTTTGCCTGCTCCGTCCGTTACTCGTGGTCAACTTATTGTAGATGACTACGGTGCATACTTTGAATGGACGGAGAGGCTTGAAAGGTTTGCCGAGTGGGATGTGCAGCAAATTTTGATTGAAACGCTGAAGTTGAACATGCAGCACAACTTGGATTACTATGTCGCCCAGAGGTTGAAGTCCACACCAATCAAAGCCATCCCTGCTTCCGCATCTGCCGTTACTATCGTCACTGCACCTCCACACCCTCAAGCAGGTGCGCCAGGTCTAACGAACGCCCATGTCAAAGATGTTATTGACTTTATGAGGCTGACACTGCAAGTTCCTCCTTATGATGGAACTAACTATGTCTGCATCGCTCATGGTGCTGCTATCCGTGTGCTCCACGACCAGATTTCTGACCAGTTCCTGAAATACACATCGCCCGACATCTTCTATACTTCGGAAGTTGCTCAGTGGTATGGGTGTAGGTTTGTCCAGACGAACAACTCCGATGCCTTGTCGTCTGCCGCAGGTTCAGGTCCGACAAAGACCGCCGAGGCTATCTTCCTTGCATACGACCCAATCATTGAAGCCATCTCCGTTCCCGAGGAAATCCGACTTGAAGTTGTGCCAGGGACTTTCGGTAGGATTAAGCGTGTAGGCTGGTTCTTCTCTGGTGGCTGGGCATTGACTTGGGATACTCCGAACCCTGGTGAGTGCCGTGTCATTCACTTCACTTCGGGTTAATGAGTAATGAAACTGAATGAAGGGGTGATGATGAATGTTAGGACCGACTTATGAGACAATGGAATTATTGCAGAGGCAAGGAGCATCCATTAGTTCAGCAGGAGTGATTATGAGTTTACCCAGATTACCTGAAGGTGTTCATCCAGGGTATGAGACGATGGGAGTTGCTGTTGTTGGAGTTGGTATCAGCAACCCATCTGGAGCAGTTCCTTCAGGGCTTGTCATCCGACTTGAAAGTGTGAACACTGCTGGAACGGTTGAGGCAACGAGAGATGTTTCCTTTGGAGCAGTACCATCTGGTAACTTCTCTTCAGTTACAATTGAACCGTTCTATGTTGCAATCGGTAACATGCTCCGTGTCCGAGTTCAGACCGCTGTTGGTTCAGGTTTGACTGCCGATGTTACCGTCTTCGTGAAGTATCACGGTAGGCCAGTGCCTGAGCAACGGCAAGTCCTTGGTGTAGCCAATGTCTGATAATTGACATACTGACGGAGGGGAGTGAGGTATATGCCGTTTCATAAAGATAAACCATATCGGCTGTATCTCGCTCCCTTCCATCCACCCATTTACGAGCAGGAAGGTCATTTCTTTTATCCTGACGGTTGCGAAGTTCCGATTGAGGTAGCGAAACGGATATTGGACTATGTTGATGAACTTTGCAAAAGGTGGAAAATTCCCGTGAACGAACACAAGAAGCGGTGGTTACCCAAGAATGAACGAGAACACGAGGAACTCAGGAGACATTACTGGAAAGATTAAAGTGATGCCGAATGGCGAAAAGACGAAGAAGGACTGCAAAGAAAAGTTCCGATAGGAAGTGGATACAGAAGGCTATCAAGAGACCTGGTGCATTCACGGAGAAAGCCCGAAGACGAGGTATGACTGTCGCACAGTTTGCTGAACAAGTTATTCGCAACCCAGAACGATATGACACAAGAACTGTCCGTCAGGCTCATCTGGCAAGGACGCTGAGGAAGTTGAGTAGGCGAAGGAAAAAATGAAGATAAAGGAGTGAGTTGATGATGGCACGAAAGAAGAAGCGTAAAACCGCTGCTACTAAGAAGCGGACACGACGGACACGACGCACTGCACCTGCTGTTGAAGTATCTCCCGATGAAATGATGGGCGCTATGATGGGAGGGTTAATGACACCTCTTAGAGGTAGGCGTTCCCGTAGAAGATAATTAGTGTGAAGGAGGTGCTCAATTATGCCGTTGCCTTGGATGTCAACTTTCGTGGATAATGTGATGGTGGAAATCTATAAGACTGACGATGGAGTTGTTGTGATGAGAGGTGGAACTATTTTGCCTCCC